GTTAGAGACGCTTGTAGGAGTCTTAGGTAGAGTTGTTATTACTTATACACTTTGAAGGTGAGTAACAATCAGACACCTACTTTTACTGTTTTGTGTGCTAAACCTAGAAGTTTTGTACGTTCTATACCTTTAGGAGGACGACCATTTTTTTCAGTGAAGTCTTTAATAAGTTCTGCTTTTCTTGCTTTCAATGCAGCACCTTTTTCTTTATTTCGTGCCCTATCTCTTTCTGAGCGAGTCATCCCACCACCATCATCAGTTTTCCATTCACGACGTGGTTTTGATGCTGTTTTCTTCTCTTCTTTCTTTTTAGTTGTTAATAGTTTAGTCGCTGCATTTTCTGCTTCTCTAGATGATGTCTTTGCTGTTTTAGTATTATCACCAGATGCTTTTGCAGCAATTCTAGCTTTTGCTGCTGCTCTCCTTTCCGCTTTTACTTTATCTGCATATGATTGTTTAACTTCAACACTACCACGTTCTTTTTCAGGTTGTTGTTGGCGTGTGCTTACTTGTCTTTGTGTTCCAATATCTTTTCTATCTTTATACTCTACAGGTTCCATTTTACCACCACCAACCGCCTTCATTCTGCGACGTTCTGGTGTACTTTTCTTTCTTTCTGCACCAATTCTACCACCTTCTCCAGTTCTTTTTATCTGGGAAGAACCCATTACATCCTTATCATAAACTTCAGTGATAAATTGAGAGAAGGTTTTCATTGGGAGTAGTGTTTGTCTCCTGTTATTTATTACAATAACACCCCAGAACCCACAATAGGGAACTGAGGTGCCACTGCTCTTCTTCCTCTTCTTTCTTTAGTCTTTCACCAGGTTTTGCAACCAATCCTTCATCATAAAAGTATTTCACTCGCTCTCGACGTGCTTGAAGAAGCATGTCATATTGTTGCTGTTGATCTTTAGTGTATCGGAAGTTTTGTCGTCTCCAAGATTCACGAAGTTCTTGAAGATGATGCAGGACATTTACAGTTTGAGTCATGGTTTTAATCAGTAGTCGATGTTGCCGTTAAGGTACTCTTTCATGCTAAAGTCTTTAGTTTCTCCTACAAGACTTTCAAGGTCATCATCATCACTATCAAATTTAAGAAGTTCTTCAACTTGAATGTCTTCGTACCAATTCATGAGTGTTGTGCTTACAGTAATAGAACAGTTTAGAGGTGAGTAATAACTAGCATACCAGGTATCCAGAGGGAATTTCAACAACTTCGGGATCGTTGTCGTTGAACTCATTCATATCGTAACATTCCCACTCATTGTTACGGAAGATATAAGCATATTCTTCATTGTTGTTCTTATCCAGATACTCATTCATTGTCATCAGACTAGGAGGACAGTCCTCACCACGTTGAGTATAATATTGAGGACCATATTCTTCAACCTCAACATTTTCGGTCACATATTCTGAAATCTTCTTACCAGTCCAACGATCTTTTGTCCATGCACAAGACATGTCACCACCATCAATTAGCTCTGCTACTTGTTCGCGAGTGTTGTAATGTGTGGTAAGGATGCGACCCAACCACTCAGGATAACCATCCCAGTGATGATAAACAGACAGGACAGAATTGCCAATTTGGATTCCGATGCGTGAACGTGTTGACATATTTAGAGAGAAAGTGGTATTAAGAGAGGCGGACACCTGTTTGTCGGTGTCTCTTACTGTTTTGCCTCTCAGTGTGTAAGAACTTACACTATAAAGACACTTTGGAGGTGAGTAACTTTAATTACTCGCATTTTGCTGTATTGCCAGTAATGTTTCCAGTGGAATCCATGTGGGGTTTTCGTTTGCGAACTGTACTTGTACTTCCGTTACTACTTTTTCTAGACTTCGATTGTATGTTTTTCTTGTGTTTTTTACGGGGCTCAAAGGATTCTCCATCTTTATTTTTAATGTTACATTGTTTTGCTTTTAGTTTATATCTGTCAAGATATTTTTGCAAGTGTTCCTTACATTGAAAATGACATATGGTGTTTCCATTTTCTAACCTCCAAGGAAAACCATTTTGATATTCCTTATCCATACAAATCACTATC